TATGCAAGCATTAGAAAGGTTCGTCTGAGTCCGTGCCTGGTGGGTCTGGTATCTCTATGTCTTCAATGATGTTGTGTAGCGGGTGGTCGTGGGTTTCGTCACAGTTCTCACAGTAACCACCAAGACCAAAGGTAACTATTCTGCTCATGCGATTCTTACCCCCAAACTAGGTACAAAGTTTTCGTTGGCTCTTGCAGTTCCCGTTGCTGTTGCAAAAGCACCAGTTACGCCTGTTTGACTAAAACAACTAGCGGCTGTAGCAGATGTTGAAGCCCAACCAATTAAAACACCTCTTGCCAGCGAAATACCTGGAGCAATAAAACTGTTGGTTGTTGCTGCTGTTTGAGTATTTGCTGCAAAAGAATACCAACCAGCCGTAAGAGTTTGGCTTATTGTTATTTGATAGGTCGTATTTGATGCCGTACAAGACACAGTGCCAGCGTCTAAAACTACGGTAGACGGTACTCCATTAGCCATGTTGTAGATACCAAGTCTCATTGTGGCAGTTCCACTAAAAGTAGCAGCAGTCCTAACTGCTATTCGGTCTATGGTTATGGTTTGTGGAATAAAAAATGGCTGATAATAAGTTACATTCGCAGTTAAAGTTGGGCTGTTGGTTGAGCTGTGAGAGTACCCGTAATAAGCACCCGTTTCATAACCAAAAGACGAAATTAAACCAGTAGCCCCAGTAGCACCAGTAGCACCTGTTGCACCTGTTGCACCTGTAGCGCCAGTTGCACCTGTAGCACCGACGGCACCAGTAGCCCCAGTCGGACCGGCAGGGCCTGTCGGCCCAGTTGGCCCTGGCACTGTCGAGTCTGCACCTGTAGCCCCTGTGGGGCCAGCAGGACCAGTAGCACCAGTCGGCCCAGTAGGCCCTGGAACAGTCGAAGCAGCGCCTGTAGCGCCAGTTGCACCTACCGCACCAGTTGCACCAGTTGCACCAGTTGCACCAGTTGGCCCTGTAGAGCCTGTAGCACCAGTAGCGCCAGTAGCACCGACGGCACCTGTAGGGCCAGTAGGACCAGCTGGGCCAGTGTCACCCTGAATACCTTGTGCGCCAGTAGCACCGACGGCACCTGTCGCACCTGTCGCACCTGTCGCACCGGTCGGGCCTGTAGCACCTATTGCGCCGGTCGCACCAGTTGGGCCAGTAGGACCTGTGGGGCCAGTTGGGCCTTGAATACCTGGCGTACCAGCGACCTCGCCAGTAATTGTATAAATCGACTGGTCAACCTCAATAATTACAGGGGGTTGCAGGTTTTCAATAATGATTGGATCAGGCACTGACAATCACCAAACCGCTGAAACGTGTAGTACCACCAGTTTGTTTGCAGGACCACCAGTACTCACCTTGTGGAATTGAAGTTGCCAAAGTAACTACGAAAGTAGTCCAAAGATTTACCGCGTCATAAGTGGCAGTGACAGTGAATGTTGCTAATTCTTCTGACGATGGGTTTTCGTTTTTGCGCAATTTTGCTGTGTAAGTGCCTGACCAGTTAACAGCTGCAACACGCCATGTGAGGCTGACTGGATCACCTGGATACCATTCGAGTCCTAGGTCAACTGCGTCCTGAGATACAAAAATCATGGCTTGGGTATTCCTCTCCAGTTTTTTTCGACCAGCGTTGGATTATCTGCAAAGACTCGGTGCAGTTCAATGTGTATCCAGTGGCCTCTAATACCGATGGTGTTAGTCGTGTGCACTTTCCATGCGGCACGATTACAAATCCACGTGCGACCGTATTTTCCTGCCATGTAATCGTTGACCAGGCTGATGCCTAACTCATCACTGTTGGCTATAAGCCAGTCGAGAGCCTTGAGGCACATAGCGCGATCAGAATACTGCAGGTCAAGCGCAAGCCCAGCTGCATGTTGACTCATCTGTCCAGGCTTGTTTCGGATGTCCCTAACTACCCACGTGCCAAGGTTCGTAAATGCCCAGGTGCTACGCCGGCGGCATAGTTCGCTGAACTTTTCGGTGCCTGCCCTTTTCCCCTTTGATGGGGTTTTAGCGGGGACATAAGGTTTCTTGCTGCTGGTCATGACTGGTTAGGAGCCAACACAGTCAGAGTGTGACTGCCTGTATTGACGATGGCATACAAGGTTTCTGCGCCATCAAGAAAGATTTCAGTGACAGTATTGGCGTCAAGTTTCAAGCCATTAGTAGTGGACACGTCGGCACCGCCTAGGTACATGTCTGCACCTGTGGGGCGCACATAGATGCGTTCGCTGGCGTTTGTTTTGTCGTAGACCTTGACGGCTGTAGTGGTGACTGTGTATGCGGTGCTAATCATTTTTCATTCTTTCTTGAAATTATGGGTGAAACCTCTTGGCCAGACCTGGCTGCGATTCCGTTGCCTATTGCATATCCGAGAATACTGCCAATGAGTCCTGTGCCGGTTGCTTCCTCAATGGCGTTTAAAGCCATGAGAACAGTGAGGCAAACAAGACCTACTAAGGCTATGAGTGCTTTAGGGGGGTTAGAGATTGTCATGGTCAGCCCTTGCGATAGCCATAGACGGTGAGGTTCAAACTTGTAATTGTTTGTCCTGAAAAAATAGTGAAACCGTCATAAGCAGTCGTGTTGTTAAGCATCCCGCCACTTACTAAAGCACCCACGCCGGCAGTTCTGGAATCAGAACCTTGCGCTGAGTATTGAGTTTTATGGGCTTCTTGGGGATTGTAAATGTCGATGACACAGGCCGCACTTGTAGTATCGCTAATTAAAGGCAAGTTCCATTCAGTGCCATTATTTACTGCCGAAACATCTGCTGCGCTTGTGGCGTAGTTGTAACCGCTTCTAATGTTGTAATACAAAGTCGCTTGATCTGTGCCAGATGCCCTCATTCTCATATTCATACCTGACACAGCACCAATGGTGCACCTGGTCACAACAATGCGATACGCCGAATAAGTAGAAGTAAAACAGTTATTGACTGATAGCGAAGTGCCGCTGGTTGCTGTGGCGTTGGTGACATAGACCAGCCCAGAGTTTGCAAGATACGTATTGGTGTCCGCGCTGGTAAGAACTTCGCTGGTAAAGGTTTTGACGGCCATGGCTACACAGCGTACAGCAAGACATCAGGGCCATCTAGTAATGACGCGTCAAGACGGAAAGCTGAACCCCAACGGTCTGAACCGTTTAGATATGTTTGCCAAAGCCCAGGCTGTACCTCATGGCGTATGCGGTTTAATTGCAAACTTTGGCTGATGACGTTGCCGGTGGGTGGTGCGACGTTTACATCGATGCGTTCCAGCAGCTCTAAAGCCAAAGTGCTTGCCCAGTTTGCACTAGGTGAAATTACAGCTTCAAAATCTTCAAATCGTGCAAACACGTATTGACCAAGGCCAACCAAAATATTGCCAACTAGAGACGATTGGCTGACGCTTGGCATGTAGGCATCCCACGATTGGGTGGCTTGCCCATAGACGCTGGTTGATACTGATCCAGTTACTTTGGTGACGCCGCCACCAGTCATGTTGACATTGATGACGTTGCGCATTGAGTCGCCGTCATATTGCAAACCAACATTTTGGCCTAGCCCTAGACCACCGCTGCCATAGGTGGCTTGCGTGTTGAAAGACTTTGTTTGCGTAAATTGTGTGTAGGTCGCAGTCTGTGTCAGCACCCCAGTTTTGGAAACGTACAGCGGGCCGCCTTCAGTGTTTGCAGTGATTTGCAATTCAGGGCCGGCGAATGGTGCATTGTCTGTTATTTCGGCTATGTATTGGGTGCCGTTTGCGCTGACCAGGCTGCTACTGAACGGTGTCTCTGCGATGATGCGAGAGATTCGTGCAGCTGTCGTTTCGTAAAAGGATGCTTGCGAATATTTGATGATGTTTTGGATTTGGGCTTGGGTGGCTGTGACGGCTGTGTAAATAAGGATTTGCTGGATTGGGCCTTGATATACAGAAACAAAATCTTGGTTGCTATATAGAACCAATGTTGATGTTGATGTTTTGGTGCCTGTGACGACAATACCGTTGACGTAGATTTCGGCTGTTTTGGCTGTTGCGTTCCAAGTAAAAGCAAAATGGTATGCCTCTGCTTGGTTCAGTTCGTTTGTGGTGGTTGTGTATGAATAAACATATTGGTCGGCATACGAGGCAACGGCGACGGTGAACTTGCCTGATACAAAATCGACGTTCCAACCAAAGTTTGCGCATTGACCACCGATGATGCCTGCCGGTCCGCTTTCAGGTATCACCCAAAATGCAACAGTAAAAAACTGGTCTGAAGTGAATGAGGCTGGCCCCCCAAACCCAGGGTCATTGGTGGCTATGTTGTCGAGGGTTGAACTGGATGCCCCAGCCAAAGAGGCACTAACGAGGCCGTCTGCTAGTTGTGAACCTGGTGTCGCAATGGTCTGGTAAGTCAGGTTAAGTGGTGTCGTACCAAGGTCGGTGATGGTGCCTGTTTGTAACTGGATGATTGGGTCGTCACATGGGTAGTAGTGGCGTGGCGATGTGCTCAGGATGTATGAACGCGCCCAGTCGGCAGGCAGCTGCACTTGTGCAAGCAAAGTCATACAGTCATAGCAAGACAATGTGACTGTGGAATCACCGCCGGCGTCTGTCCATGTTGGTGGCCATCCGTCGATGTATCCGCGAAACACTGCGTAGGTAGTGCTGGCGTAGGTGGCTTCTATTTTGATTTGTCGGCGTGGTAGCAGTTTGCCGTAGTAGGTGCCTGATGTGTAGAAAGGGTCGTATAGGCGTGTGCGGTTGTTTAGGACTACGTTTGCTGTTCCGCTGAATGTGTCCCAGTCGCCGCCTCTGCCGCGGTCGATGGTCATTGATCTGACGCTGCTGGTTATTTCTGTCCAGGTTGGTGACAGCACATAGGGGCCGTCATCGAATGCGACATACACTTTGGGTTCTGGGTATGCCATTGCTACCTTGCCAGTGCGCTGCCGGTGCGGCGCTGATTGAGGCTAAGTAGGTCTGCGATTTCTTTTGCTATGGCTACTTTGTCGCCTACGCCTGTATTGACGGTGATGGATGTAGCGCCTGCAGGGCCTGTGAAGTTTGGGTTTGAAACTGTTGGTGCGCGGTTCTGAAGATTCATTGTGCGATTGGTATCAAGCAAATCCAGTTTGCCAAACTCTTGGAATGGGTTGCCTGGGGCTAGGAAGTTGGCTGCTTTGAGTGCAAGGTTTGCGGCATCGACAATGGCGTTAGCCATCAGGATGAAAGCGTTTGCAATTGTGGATGTGAAGTCGAGCACTGTTGCGGTCATGGCTGCAAACGATTCTTTGTCACGTAGCAAGCTGATGAATGCAGCAAGGTTTATTACTAACAAGCCAAGCGTGGCAGAAAGTGTGGCAAGACCTGCCGCGCCGGCACCAGCACCAAATGCTGACAAACCACCAAGGGCCGTGCTTAAACCTTGCAAAACTCCAAGCGCAGCAGTCAGCCCAGAGAAGGCTTTGAACGCCCCATAAAGCAAAGTCATTGCCGTGGTCAGATCAGTTATTGCACCAGCTGCGCCATCAAGTTCTCGATACCAATTAAACACATCCTTAGCTGAATCTTTTAAGGCTTTGCTTAAACCTTTTTCACCAATCGAATCGACAAACTTTTGGATGACAGGAAGAACGCGGCTCTGAATAAAAGCAACCATTGTTTCAAAAATGGGCATGAGGGCGTAGCCAATGGACTCTTTGGTTTCATTGATAGCCACCTTGAGACGCTCCATACGGCCCTGAAACGTGTTGGCTGCGGTACTAGCAGCACCCTTGTAGGTTTTGCCCAATGCTTGCAAAATCTCATCAAGACTCTTTTGGTCTTTGACCATCTGCTTCACTTCAGGCGACAAACGCGAAAGGGCAGTCATGTTGCCACCCAGGGCTTTAGAAATACTGTCGGTTACTTGGCTTAGGCTTTTGCCACTGCCCTTAGAAATGTCAAGCGATAACGCAAGCAATTTCTGTGCCTTAGTAACATCCTTAGTGCCCCTGACCAACTTAGACAGTGACGGCCTCAACTCATCATCGGCCACGCCGTTAGCCAAAGACATTTGCAAAACAAAATCCTCAGTGGCTTTCACCTGGGCATCAGTAGCCCTAGTCGTAACTTTCAACTGGCGAGCCAACAAAGCAGCCGACTTCTGATCCTCAGCAGCAGCCATCGCAAACTTTGCGCCGGCCACAGCCAAACCACCCAAAGCAATACCCACAGGTAGCAACGCTGATTTGAGCGCACTGCCCATTTTGTTGCCAGCGGTGCTGATTCCAGCAAACGCCTTTTCGGCTTTTTTGATTCCGCGAGCATCGAAATCTGTGATGATTGGAATATTGATTGCCATTAGTTTTTAACCTTTATATTGCGTCCAACAGATCGCATGATTTTTTCTACCAGCTGGCGCAACTCATATTGCATGTCTGGTCCTGCCTGATCGTAGGCACGCCACATAGCGCGTGATGGCGCACCGTAACGTTCACCCAAAGTTTTAATCATCTGGTCGCCTGATTTGGTTCGCGACTGACCACTGGCGTCAAAAAGCACAGCTGTTTTATCGGTCCAGCGAATACCAAATGCGGCAAGGTTTTTTGTATATCCACCGATTGTGCGTGGGCGTTTGCCAGACACGTATGGTTTGATTCGGTAGCCAGCTGCACCGTTCACCCAAGGCAACACCGCACCGCCAAATCTGCCGTACTGGTTACGTGGCGTCCATGCTCGATACCAGCCAGACATAGGCGCACGTGCTGGCACAAGAAACTTTGCTTCATTAACAATGGGCGCAACAATGTCCGCATATTCGTAGGTGATGCGACGGCGTAACTGTTTGTCAATTGCGTTTAATTCGGCCAAAGCAGATTTGACGCCTACAACTCTGATGCTTGCCGATGTCGTCATTTCGATTGTTCCTTTAATACCTTGGCGACCGTCACTAGATCGTCAGTGTCAAATGGTACATCGGGTGGCCACCAGTGTACGGCGACCAGTAGTTCTGCTAAGGCTCTGCGGTAGGTACCGCGAGCGTAGGGTTTTCAGGGCCTACGTCTTCAGGCTCGATATTGATGACTTGATCTAGGTAGTCATCAAAAACGATTGGCACGACGATGCCGGCACGCTTTGCCGATTCGTATGCCAAATAGGCAAGCCATTCGATGTGGATGTCGCCAGCTAACTGGCCTGCACCGATTTTGTATTTGCGTTCAAATGCAACGATGGATGCCATGGTCGTGGTGACCGTGTATGAGCCATCTACGGTTTCGACGTTTAGTTTGATTCTCATGTCGGGTTTCCTTTTTGGTTGAGATTAGACGACGGCTGTTTCGACGATTGTTCCACCCTTGAACGAAATGTCGATGGATTGAATCTCGCCCAAGGCCGCGTTCATGATTGGCAGCGTTTCGAGGTAACTATTGGAAACTGTCCATATTTTTTTCCCGGTAGTGGAGCCCTCTTGTAGTACAACAGTTGTTTGCGTTCCGACAAGTGCCTTCAATGTGGCGTACACCTCTGATGCGCCGTATGTCATGTACAAGGTTGCGGTTACTTCATTGTCCTGCAAAGTTGGGTCGTACACTCTTGCAACATTTCCGAAAACTGTTGTGTCCTGGGCAGTATAGGTTTGCGTTAGCGTTGCAGCTGTACAAAATCCGGTGAGCGCCACGGCGTTCACCTTGAATATTGGGTTTGAAAGATAGACGCTATTTGCCATTGGGGTTCTCCTCTGTTGGTTCTGTTTTAGCAGATTTTGGGGCTTTGTTGTCGGACTTGATGAATCCACCGTCTAGCAATGCTTCGACATTGATTCCTTCGTCAGGTACAAACTCAT